TGAGAATGACATAACGACACAACTAGATAATAAACATTTGTTTGAAACAGTTGACTATAATATGCCAGTAGAACTCAGAGAGTACTGGATTAGATTTATACATGGTCTAAGATTGAATAAAAATAAGCGGGAACAAGTCCTGTTTGAAATAACACTTATTTTAAAGGAGCATAATCTTGACTCGGAAGAGGGGTAAACTATCGAACGAAGAGATGAAATACATCCGTGAGAACTGCTTCGATTTGCCGATTGAAGAGATTGCGGAGAATTTAAATAGAACAGAAGATCCTATTCGCAGATATATAGATGAGCAAAATTTAAAAGCCCGAGATCTTGATGATCATTCTCATCTTCTTAATGAAATGAGGTCAAGGTATTATTACGGGGAATTGAAGAAGCAAATGAATGATGCGGAACTCATCTATGCGGAGCATCAATGGATAGATTACTTCCGGCAGTTTAATGAGGATGTGACTCATACTGAGGAAATGCAAATCCTAGAGACAATCAGGACCGAAGTCCTTATTAATCGGGGTATGGAAGACCGTCAAGACAATATGCGAAGAATTGAAAAATTGGAGAGATTAATTTCTGAGGAAATGGAAAAACCCAAGGATTTCCAAGATACACAGGCACTTGCTGCTTTCCACACTCAACTTGGTGCCGCAATCGCTTCCAAATCTGCCTACATCAACGAACACGATAAACTCCTTACAAAGAAGGAGCGTCTATTGAAGGACTTGAAAGGTACTAGAGAACAGAGAAAGAGAAATGCAGAGGATGCTAAGACTAACTTCTCTATGTGGCTTAAACAACTTCCAGAATTTATGGAAGCAGATGGTTATGAGATGGAGGTGCAAGCCATTGCCGCAGATAAGGCATTTGACAGACTTGGAGATTACCATTCTTACGAAGATGGAAACTTGGATCAACCTATATTAAATTCTAACACTATAAAGGAAGAAACGGATGAATAAAGTTGCTATTATTACCGGGGCTACAGGACAAGATGGTTCTTACCTTTCAGAGTTATTACTTGACAAGGGATATACTGTTGTAGCATTACGACGCAGGAGTTCCAGCGAAAAAGGATTGGAACGTATTCAGCATCTTTTAAATAACGATAACTTTAAACTTGTAGAAGCAGACATTACCGATTCTGGGTGTGTGAACAACCTAATCAGAGAGCATATGCCGCATGAAGTATATAACCTTGCTGCCCAGTCACATGTGGGAACATCATTTAAACAGCCATTGTATACAACTCAAGTTAATGTAGAAGGGCCACTTAATTTTCTAGAAGCCATTAGATTACTCTCACCTAGTACTAAATTCTATCAAGCATCAACTTCAGAAATGTTTGGAAAGAATTATGAACAAATGGGAAATACTAAATATCAGAGAGAAACAACTGCTTTTGTGCCACAAAGTCCATATGCTGTAGCAAAGCTTGCTGCCCATGAGATGGTAAGGATTTACCGAGATTCTTATAGTCTATTTGCTTGCTGTGGTATTTTGTTCAATCATGAGAGTGAAAGGCGGGGTGAAAACTTTGTAACTCGTAAAATCACTAAATGGATTGGAGAATTTGTAGCATCTGGACAAGATGAAGATTTTCCAGCATTAAGATTGGGTAATCTAGACGCACATAGAGATTGGGGACACGCACAGGACTATGTTGAGGCTATGTATATGATGCTTCAACAAGACGAACCAGAGGACTATGTTATTGCAACTTCTGAAACTCATTCTGTTCGTGAATTTTTAACGGAGGCTTTTAATGAAATTGGTATTACAAATTTTGAACCATATGTCGTTATTGATCCAGAATTCTATAGACCCTGCGAGGTTGACTGGTTACTTGGGCATACCGGAAAGGCACGCGACCAGTTGGGTTGGCGACCCAAGGTATCTTTCCAAGAACTTGTTCAACGTATGGTAAGGAGTGATATAGATGCCGCACGAAAAGAGAAACTGGAACGATCCGGCTTACAAGAGTTGGAGAAGACAAGTTAGAGAACGTGATAACTTTAAATGTCAGTGGCCCGGATGCGAGGGTCAAGGGCGTTTAGAAGTCCATCATATAAAGACTTGGGGTTCTTATCCCGGCCTTAGATATGATTTATCAAATGGTATTACATTATGTAAGAAATGCCACTCCGATATAAAAGGTAAAGAACGTGATTTTGAACAATTCTTCATAAAAGTCTTAGAATGGCAAATGCTAGATAAAATAAAGAAGTATAACAAAGATGAGTAGATTCCATATAATAAAAGATACGAGAGAGAAAGATGGTCATGGGTGGTGGTTTGAGGAGGACCAATACTGTTCAGGCACCACCAAGGCCAAAGTTGATATAGGTGACTATACTATAGAAGATATGGAACATCTACTTTGCATAGAACGTAAGGAATCCATCACGGAATTAGCAGGAAACTGTTCAGAGAAGAGATTTTGGAGAGAAATGGATAGGATGGCATTATTTCCACATAAGTTCCTTATATTAGAATTCTCATGGTTAGATATAGAAAGATATCCTGATGGAGTTATATTCAGTAATGACCCAATAAAGGATAAGAAGGTAAGAAGTAAAATTCGGATTAAAGGGAACTATATAATGTCCTTACTTAGTACTTTAAGAATTGACAAAGGTGTTCATGTCATAGCAGCAGGCGATAGCGAACGAGCACAGCGTATGGCATTCCGTATCATGAGATCAGTTTGGGATTATTATAATGACAAATAACTATGATGTAGATAGTGATGATTTAGCATACCTTAACCTATCTTCTGAGGATGTTAAGGGTCTAAAAAATCCCTTCAAAGAATTGAATCAGAAAGCTAGGGATAATCTACATCTATATGCTCTGTCTCTAATGAAAGATCCTAAGTATTTCTACTGGACCGCTAAAACTCTATTAAATATAGAATTGTTGCCGGAACAAGTTGTTGTCTTGCGGGAATTATGGGGCAAGGCATTTCCTATGTATATTGCTAGTCGTGGTTTTGGTAAGTCTTTTCTGCTTGCCGTATATTGCACTTTACGGTGTGCATTAGTGCCGGGAACTAAAATAGTTATTGTAGGTTCTGCCTTCAGGCAGTCCAAAGTTATATTTGAATACATGGATACTATCTGGAGAAATGCTCCACTTCTGCAAAGTATTTGTTCTGATGCTTCTGGACCTCGTAGAGACGTTGACAGATGCCAAATGAAGATAAATGACTCTTGGGCTATGGCAGTGCCACTTGGCGATGGAAGCAAGATTAGAGGTCTTCGTGCTCATACAATTATTGCAGACGAATTTAACTCTATTCCTGTGGACATCTATGAGACTGTTGTTGCTGGTTTTGCTGCTGTGTCTGCTAAACCTACAGATAATGTAAAGAAGGCAGCGAAGCGTAGAAAAATGCAAGCAGAAGGTAGATGGACAGATGACCAAGAAGATGAATACAGAGATAGACAGCAGAACCAATCTATCCTAGCAGGAACATGTGGATATGATTTTGAACCATTCGCAGATTATTGGAAAAAATATTGTTCTACAATAAAAAATAAAGGGGACTTCCGCAGAATGGCAAATTCTGAAGAAGTTGGAGAAGTTCCAGATTATATGAAAAGATTGGATTGGAAACAATTCTCAGTTATTAGAATACCATATGAACTCATTCCAGAAGGCTTTATGGATGACCAACAGGTTACGAGAGCCAGAGCAACTATGCATAATGGCATCTATCAAATGGAATACGGTGCTTGCTTTACAACTGATTCTCAAGGTTTCTTTAGAAGAAGTTTAATTGAAGCAGCAACGGCACACAATAAGAATGTAGAGAAACCTGAGTGGCCTTCATATTGTCCTTCTGTGTTTGATGTTACCACAAGAGGTCAAATGGACAGGCAGTATGTCTATGGTATTGACCCTGCTAGTGAGCAAGATAACTTTGCACTTATTATTATTGAACTCCATCCTGAACATCATAGACTTGTCTATTCATGGACTACAAACAAGAAAGACTTTCAGGCACGCATGAGAATGGGTCTTACTGATGTAAGTGACTATTATAGTTTCTGTGTTAGGAAGGTTCGTGAACTTATGAGAGTTTTTCCATGCTCTAGAATTGGTATTGACTCTCAGGGTGGTGGTTTCGCTATCGCTGAAGGTTTGGCAGATGAAGATAAGTTGCAACCCGGAGAGAGAAAAATTCTACCCATAATTGAGGATAATAAGAAAAAACCCACCGATGATATTGCTGGCGATCATATTCTAGAATATATTAACTTTGCAAGTGCTGAGTGGACTAGTAAAGCAAATCATGGTCTTCGTAAGGATATTGAAGATAAGGTATTATTATTTCCTAGATTTGACACTGTGACACTCTCTCTTATGACTGAAAAAGATAAAATGCAATTTAAGAGCTTGAAAGAAACTTATGGAGATTCAGCAGCACTGAAGCTGTATGATACTCTTGAAGACTGTGTTATGGATATTGAAGAGCTTAAAACTGAACTTACTACAGTGGTTGTGAGTGTTACAGCTAACGGAAGAGAGAGGTTTGATACTCCAGAGATAAAACTTGATACAGGTAAAAAGGGTAGAATGAGAAAGGACCGTTATTCTGCTCTAGTTATTGCTAATATGATTGCACGTTCTATGCAGCGTGCTATTCCTGCTCCTACTTATGTAAATATTGGTAGAGTTATTGGTCAAGGTGGTGGTAAGTCTGACACTGATGGAAGAATGTATGTAGGTCCAGAATGGGCACAATCTTATACTCCCGGCACTTGTTTCATGGTCAAAAAAAATAATTGACACTTTCTAATGAGTAATGGTGTATAATCAATAAGTATTGCAATACCTATTAATTCTTCTAAGGAGTAAAACTTCATGTCAGATCCAGCATATCGTAGTTGGGCATCTAAAAAGGATATGGAACAAGCATTTGCTGAGTATGGAGATGCTATTTCTAACCAAATGGTCACTAGAGGTTCATATTCTTCATATCGTCGGGATTATTCTGATCTTACTAATGATTTGAGTGGTCGTCCGGGTCTTAATCAATCTGACTTTGATTGGTTCCGACCTCAAGATAGAGTACCAACTAAACCCAAAGATATTATTGGATTTGCTCGTTATGCTTATAGGAGAATTGGGTTAATTCGCAACTCTATTGACTTAATGGGTGATTTTGCTTGTCAGGGTGTTAGATTAGCTCATAGAAACAAAAGGGTAGAGAATTTTTATAAAGACTGGTTTAATAGGATAGATGGACAGGCTGTTTCTGAGAGGTTGTGTAACTTATTGTTCAGAGAAGCAAATGTCGTAATAAAATCAAAAACTGCTAAGATTAATGCTAAAAAGCGGTTGGAGATGCAACGTGCTGTAGCGTCCCCCGATATGCAACCCATAGGAGGGGACATACAGTATGCTAAGAATGAAATACCTTGGAAATATAATTTCCTAGATCCTATGTTAATAGAAATTATTGGTGGACCATTAGCATCATTAACAGATAAAACAAGATATGCTATTAAGGTTCCAGCAACTTATGGAATGCAACTTAGTCATATGACTAATAATCCAAACATTGAAATGCAAAAGATTTTATCTGAGATTCCTGTAGAGTTAAAAAGAGCGATTCAAGATCAAAAACCTATTCCTCTAGACCCAGATAAGACATTTGTTTATTATTACAAAAAAGATGATTGGCAAGGTTGGGCAGATCCTATGACCTATGCTTGCTTTAGAGATTTAATTCTATATGAAAAATTGAAACTTGCTGACCAAGCAGCGTTGGATGGTGCTATCTCAAAAATTAGAGTGTGGAAGTTGGGTAGCTTGGATCATAAACTCGCTCCTACACAAACTGCTTCTCAAGCATTGGAAAGTATCTTAGGTGCTAATGTTCAGGGTGGGACCAAGGATATTATTTGGGGTCCAGATATTGAATTGATTGAGACAAGTACGGATGTTCAATCTTTCTTAGGAGAAGAAAAGTACCGTCCAACTCTTATGGCTATTTACGCAGCACTTGGTATTCCTCCAACATTGACAGGAACATTTGGTGCTAGTGGAACTACTAATAACTTTATTTCTTTAAAGACTTTAACTGAGAGATTAAATTACGTTAGAACTATCGTATCTAATTTCTGGGAAGAGCAAGTTAAAATCGTTCAAAAGGCAATGGGTTTCAGATACCCTGCTGTTATTGAATTTGATTATATGAATTTAGAAGACCCATCATCCATCATGAATATTCTCTTGAGTATGGCAGATAGAAATATTCTTAGTGATGAATACTTGCAGAGATACATCAAGGCAAATCCTGATATGGAAACTAGAAGAACTACTAATGAGAACAATAGAAAAGATGAAAAAGTTAGTCCATTCCATCAGGCAGACCAAGATTTCCAAATGAAAAAGATTACATTGCAAACTGGTCTTACATCTCCAAGTGAAGTTGGTCTTGAACTTAATGAAAAGAAAAAGGGAGAAGATTCCGTTTTGAGTATTAGGTCTAAAGATGCTAAACAAAAAGCAAAGAATCAAGGTGGCGTTCAGGGTAGACCTCAAGAGAATGCAGATACTGGAGCACCCGGAAGACCTAAGAATGCTACAGATACAGGTCCAAGACAAGAAAGAACATTTAAACCTGCACTAAAAGCATCTATTCAAACATGGGCAAGAGATGCACAATTTAAAATTGCTGAGTTTATTAATCCAGGCATTTTAGAACAATATACTAAAGGTAATATGAGAAGTCTTACTGCTGAAGAGTTTGAACAGGCAGAAGAAGTCAAGTTCAATATATTGATGAATTTGGAACCGTTTGCGGATTTAACATTGGAAAATATGGGTCAAGCTATGAGCAAAGCCTTTGCACAAACTCATAGTAGAACTTGTAAAGAATGGATTGATGATACTGGTTCCTCTTTAGACAGAAAATTGAGTATTGACGAAATTAGAAACATAA